TGCTGAGATCGGTGAGTGTTGCATAGCGACGTTGTAAAGCTGAGGTGAGACCTAGTTCACTGATAGCGTTTTTGGCGTTCTCTACCATAGCTGGAGTTACTAAGGAGGTAGGACGCTTATAATTGGCAGGTGCTACTTTCTGCTCGAAAGAAGATACAGCATCTTCTAACTCACGACCTTCGGCTAGATCAATTAATAAACTACCAATGACAGTGTTGCGGATGCGTGCAGTACCAGAAGTGTAGTTATCCCAAGAGAATAATACTAGGTCAGTACCCACAGAGGCTACTAACAATTTGCGGAATGCAGCTAGTGCAGGTTTATGTTCTTCACCACGGTACAGAGAACCCTGAGAGATCAACTCAAGAACAGTGTCTACAGTTTCTAAGGAGAAATCAGTTAGTGCACGACGGAGCATGGTAGCTGATTCACGAGCATTACCTAGCTCAGTGGGTAATGAAGATTTAGGTTTGACGAACTGTGAAGGGATACAAGCGAAGAAGTGATCCCAAGTATGTACATGGTCAACTAGTTGTTCAAATGATTTGTCTACTCCAGCTACAGGTTCGTAGTGAAGGAATACATTGGCAATAGGTGCAGATGTAACCAAAGCAGACATTGCATTAGCTACTGTTTGATAAGCAGCTTCGTCAGCAGGAAGAACTACGTCCCAAATGGATACTAGTTTTCCATTGATGATAGCTACTACATTACCTAGGTCACGAATGAAGTTCTTACAGCAGTTGCAATCATGTGATGTGCGTTCGCGGTAGATAGGATTAGAGCCTTCAGGGAAAGAGTCTAAATAGGTAGACCACAAGGCATCTTTCGATACGTCTACACGGAATAGGGGCTGTTTAGCGATAGCTGCAAATTGGGTAGCTACGGCTTGCTTGAACGATAAGAATTTCATGGTTATGCCTTAGTTGCGGATACAGGATTGTGCCCTTGGTTAGATACTACCTTCATAGCGTTGTCAGGTGTGTCGGATTTGACTAACAGGACTCGTCCTTTGCTAGTGGTTACTTTGTATGTATTCATGTTGGTTCCTTAGGTAGACAATTGTCGCACTTCCAGCCCTTAATGTGGGGTTGGTCGTTAATTGGTTGATGTGATTTACAGTGTTCGCAGTAGCGATGTTCAGGTTTGTGATTAAAAGTGTACACAGTGGTTACAGACTTAGCTATGTTGGAGATAACACTAGCTATAGTAGGACTGAACGGGTCAGGTGTATAGTGAGAGTTACGAGGTTTCAAGGGTTAGTCTCATCTATGGTCGGTAGGTCTATCCACTTGATACCTGTTTCAATTCCCTCAGTCCAGCGGTAAGCACCCTGTAATACATAGGTACAAGAGTCTCTGCGTACAAGACGGTACTCTGATGGTGTATCGTAAACTACCCGTACAGTTTTAAAAAACGGGTGGTCTGACAGTATTGTACATACATCACTAGTATTAAGAATAGGTACGGTACTGTTTATTAGCAACATTTGATTACCACGCTCCTTAGATAGGTTTCCAACATTCTACAAGTTGACCAAGTTCCCAATGAGATTTGTCAAAGTGAGGAGTATCCGTAGATACTAATGTCCCATATGGATATCGCATAGTGCCATTTTCACATACAGTACCTTCAGTAAGTGAAGTGAACTGGACTACGAATCCAGAAGTTTTATTGCGTGCATACAAAGGATACACATAGGGTTTGATTCGGTATTCAATACCCTCGTTCCAGTTAGGTGCAGCTATAGGAAGCCATACACCATGAACATTAAGGAACTCAATGTCAGCACCTTTATTGTGAGCATCAATAAACTCCTGATGGATATGTGGTACTACTTCTTCCCAAGCAGTATCATCGACATTCCATGCTCCTTCCATAGAGTAGTTACCAGTAGGTGTTACGTAACGGAATGGGTTATCTACGAAACCAGGATCGAACATGATAGTTCCCATACCGTAAGTAAACTTGCGACCATTCAGTAGTTGCTCTGCTAGGTGCTTCTTGGATTTGAATACGATTTTCATAATTAGACCTCAGTAGAGTTAATAGGGTAGTGGGTTATACAGGAATGTCTAACATAGCCTTCGCATGTAAGACGGCAGCTGCTTTACCTTCTTCTGTGTACGGATAGCATAAGTTGTTAGCAGAACGAAACGTATCAGCTGGGTACTTATCGTAGTATGTTGTAGCACTAACCATATCAGCTTCGGTGGTATCAGGGTAATAATAGTCAGTTTCATCTGTAGGATGAAAACTGATATCTGAGACTTCTACACCATGAATGAGTTTCATACGTGATGGTTTGATAGGTGCTTCAATTGTACACTTATCCCAAAATAAGCATTGAGTAGGGTTACTTTTACGGTAAGACCCTTCTAAGGTAAAGGTATCACTACCAATATCAAATACTACCACGATAGGATAGTTACTATCTTCATTAATCTCATCGATCACACCACAACCGAATGTGTGAGAGAAGACGCGATCACCGACTTTAGCGGTTTCAAATGTGGTTGTTGACATGTATGTCACCTCTTATTGATTATTGCCTTAAACAACTGGTTTGTAGATTTATTGTTCTTGTTTACTAATAGTTTTTCATTTTTTAAACTACACAGGAAATTCGAGTAGTAGTCTAATCATACCCAAATCGCGATCTAGAATCTCACACCATACCTCACCAGGTGTTAATGCTAGTTCAAATTGGTTCCATGAGCCTTTTTTACCTGTATACTTCATAATGTTTTGTTTAGTTTCATCGTGTTTCCAGATATATAAACAATCAATTTGTAGATTCATCGTGCTTGCTCAGGTGTACGTAACTCAGTTAACGCGCCCTTAATCTTTTTATAGTCAGCTTGAGCTAAGATTTTGTGGTTATACGTAACAGTAATCTCTGACTCATTATTAAAATACTTTATAGTAATACATGAATCATTATGAATATTAACAACCTTAACTTGGTGTAGTGATACGATTGTTCTTGATGCTAATTCGATGAACATTATTTAACTCCTAATAATGCTTTGGTATGTAAAATTGCTGCTTCTCTTCCTTCAGTTTTGTATGGGTAGCAAAGACCGTTAGCTGCACGGAACTCGTCTGTTTCTATACCATTTAGGAAAAATGTTTTGTTACATAGAATCGCGTCTAGTGAAGGGTAGTAGTAGTTTTTACCTACTTCAGGACGAAAACTGATATCGGGTACTTCAATACCATTGATTAATCTCATACGTGGTGGTTGTTCAGGTGCTTCGAATTTGATTTCTTTCCAGAATAATGTCTGTGCTTCTCCCTGAAACTCCTGTCCTTGTAATGTGTAGCTTCTTGGATTTTGGATGTTTATAAACTTAATAACTAAAGGGTAGTTTGGGTCAATGCTAATATAGTCTACTACTCCATGCCCGTAACTAACTGCCCAGACCCTGTCTCCTGCTTGTGCTTCTTCAAATGTGGTTGACATAATGATTCTCCTAGTTGAATTGTCGTACGAAGTTTACTAAACCTGCTAGTACGATGAGGGGTAATAAGATAGTTAATAAGAATAGTACTAAGAAGACAACCATACCAAAGGTATTGTAGAATCCTCGCATACTGCATGGTATATCACGATCATAAACATAGGCTATGTGCATTCGTTCATAGATGTTGTTCAGACCGCAGAAGACGTAGTAGAAAACTACCGTAAATACTACAATTACTGTTATGATGTTGATTAGTTCCATAATTGTTCCTATTGTTGTGATACTCGCCATGCTGCTACTATAGACCAGCATACTTCGGATGGTTTGCAGCAGACATCTATACCTCCATCTATGTAGACAACATCAACTAGTGAATGTTGTAAGTGTGCAGTGGCTAGTATATCCAATGGTGTATAGCTAGGGTCATAATGTGGTGTCCAGATAGTCATGGTAGATACTCCTGTATTTATATAACTAGAGACTAGGGTGAGGTATGTTGAATTAGTTAAAATAGAAGATAACTAGTCCCTAGTTATATGAAGACGAAAAGTGGTGGTATGGTGTAGGTTTATGTATGCAAAAAACGGTATTTTTCGAAAATTACGGTGTACGTTTTGAGGTAAAAAATAAAGGCTCTACAGGCACTTAAATTTGGAGATGGCATAACTTAGTCACGTACCAAAAGAAAGGGGTCTGTAGAGGCTCAAATTTGATTTAATCGTACAAGAAAACCCAATCTCCTCCAACTTTGCAAGTAGAGATCAGGGTAGAGTTATACTTGTTAGTGAACACGATATCACGGCAGGTGTACGTTGATTTGTAACTACTGTGAACTACAGCTACAAACTTGGTTAGTTTAACACTGGTTACTGCCTGTGGGTCTTCAAGTAAATGGGCTAAGCGTGCACCTTCTCCTTCTGTAAGAGAGTTAATGATGGCTTCTTGCTCATCTGTAGCTAGTACAACTAATGGGAAGAAGAAAAGGAAAGCAAATAGCAGTTTCATAGTAGTGCCTTGTATGATTTGGTTAGTTTGCGGATAACAGGTGCGTGTTTTCTGCGGTTGAATTTAGGGTTCCAAGATGAGTTATCTACAGAGTTAACTAGATATTGATAACTGACTTTCCACTTGTCTGTGAATTTCCAAAGGTTTCGTAATTGAGTTAGTGAATAGACTCCGCTTGCATCATAGTAATACCTATCTATTTTGATAACTACATGCCTAGGAGTATAGGGTTGATTATAAACATAGTATTCGCTAATGTCATAGTCATCTAGGTACCAGATAGACATATTAGGATAACGTTTATGAAGTGCCTTGTACAAGATTTTGGCTACTACACCACAACCTCCGCAATTGGTATTAGGTATAGCGGAGAGTTCTTCTGTGAGTTTGGTAAAGACTTGACGTTGTTCTTTTTTCATGAGACACCTAGTTAGTTAGGTTGACTTCTTCAATGAAGGCTTCATCCCAATATGACCACTCGTTCATATAGGATACGCAGTCTTGGTAATTGGATGATGAGTATAGCTCTGTACCGTCGTATACAGATCGGATGATGAATAACATGTTTAGTCCTTGGGTAATAGGTTGTTGCTAATATCTTATAAAAAATAGTAGTAAAAACCTACCTGTAGTAAAAAGGAGTAAACCTACAGGCAGTAAAACAAGTCGCGTAGGAGTAATAGCTTCCTGTTTTGGGTTATGAAAAATAGGCACTTACAGGGTAGAGAGTGTCCCTGCTGTAACCTAGTTTATCATGAATCTTTTGATGTACCTTTCTTGTTATTGTTACAAGATCGGATAGGTCTTCATCTCCTAGACGTGCATAGGTGATGTGGTGGACTTCTAGCTGGGTTGTTATTCCTGTTACTATACACTTGTAACCATCTCTTGTTTTTACTTGTGCTGCTTTCATTTTCCATTGTGGTGATTGTAGGTAAGCTACTTTTGCATTGTGGGACATGTAAGGAGTTACACGTTCTACTACGTGAGGTTCACTGAGAAGGTTTGCAGGTACTTTGTGGGCTATCGAATCGTTGTTATCGGAGAAGCGGTGGTATAACCAACCTATTACTACTATTACTAGTAGTACCAGAGGAAAAAATAAAAACACAGTGAATCCTACTACCGCTAATATCGCGTAGAATGGATGCTGTGTTGCAAGATCTTTAAACCACATTGTGTGAGCCTCTCAAGTAAAAAATAAAACCCTACCACTGATGTGATAGGGTAAAAGTGAAGATTATTTCTTCTTCATAGTCTTCAGCAGGTCTTCATAAGAGTACAACGTGCGTTTATTGCCGTTGTTATCAATATACGAGTTGATATCATCGGCAATTTCTTGTCTCCGTACCATTGAGTTGTAGCGCATGTCTAACGCTACGTTTTCTGCTGGTTCAATAGCTGCGTCTGATACCTCTTGAATAGGTTTTCGTAGTCGCCACATAGCGAATAGTGATACGATGAAAATTAGTAGTTCTAACATAATAGGGTTCCTTTGTTGGTTATTTAAGTGCCATTAGCCCACATTCAAATGTGTCCATAGGCTCGATTACAGTTTGAAGATCGTTCCAAGCTTTCTGTGCTTCTGCACCGATACCGATAGATACGAAGTAACCTCCAAGTATCGCTTTACGGTTAGTGTGCAGGTGTTCTAGTTGATTTGCATACTCGTTACGAGTGAATAGAGCAGCTTCAGGTGACACGATGAACGCGTCATGAATATCAATACACCATTCGTAATTGTCGTATACAGCACCAGATACACGGTCAGCTACCTGTGAATCTAGATTGTGCACTAGGAGAGTTAAGAAGTAACGCTTGAACGCTTTAAGGTCAGCCACTTCACGACGACTGGTGTTTTCGATGGTACGAATACGGTCAGTGGTAGTGTCATAGATAGAGTAGCGTGTAGTCTTGTCACCTAAATGATGGTAACGGTTACACTTGATGTCGAATACATCGTCACCAATCATAACAGTCATATCTTCTTTAGGTTTGACGTGATCGATTACGAACTCTTTGAACTTGCTAGCTACAGCGAATGCGCCTGACTGAATGAGAGTCTCTGCACGAACCATATCCTCTACACCCCATGTCAGGTTGTTCTTGTCCCACAGTTGGGTAGCAGACTTACCAGAACCGTAGAGCATAGGAGTAAATGCTTTCTTAACATGCTCACGAGACAATACGCTATCAGACCAAGGATCAGATAACTCTTCACCAACCAGGTTTGTCATTTCACATAAGCGACGGTCGTTTAGCAGGACACCAATGTATTGGAGCATTGCTTTAGTTCAAGGCAGCTCGTTAAGCTACCTTCGTTAATTTACCAACATAGTGATTTCTTAATATATATCACATGATTATTGGTAATACAACTGCCTACATTTTCATGCAGGATCGGACTATATCATCACTATTTCTAGTGCCTTGCGCTTCGATACCACTTGGTACCTACTCTACTAAGTTCATGATTACTCATACTTTTCGATAGTCTCTGCTCTTTCCGATTACTCGGCTTAGATCAGGATTAGCATATCCGTTAGGACTTAGCTTTCCCTGAGTTCACAAGGTTTATAGTGCGCCAATTAGGCTAACGCACTCGCATCTAACTCTACAGGTACAGACCAGTAATAAGTATCGTTGCTATAGTAACCATCTAGATCATCATACAGACGCTCTAACCAGATATTCTCATACAGGTGCTTGCGATCTTCCTCACTGTCTAGGTCTAGATCATGCGTGTAGCGTGTCTCATAGTGAGAACGACCAGCATCAATCTTAGCCTGTACTGAAGGTACTTTTGCACCAGCTAATTCAGCAATGAATAAGTAGATAGCGGTAGCACCCTCTTCAGTAGCTAGGTTGCGTAGACCTAACGGGATAGTGATCAATGCACGTGCATCCTTATAGCCGATAGGGTTGAATACCCATGATAGACTGTTCTTGATAGCACGACCACGTGAGTCAGACTTATTGCCTCCTTGGTTAATGATCTGAGGGTGATCAATTAAGTTTTGCACGATAGCTAGTGACAGATTATCGAAAGACGCTTCGTCCATTACTAATTCAGTCCAAATATTACGGACTTTTGTCATGCCTTTGATAACATTCAGGCTGATAGCTTCTTTATACTTAGTTAAGTACTCAACATCATAATAGTATTGAGTATTAGCTGCCTTAGCAAATCCTTCACGAACTAAGCCAGTCTTAGTAGTCTTACCATTTAACTTAACTAGATCAGAAGCAGTAGACTGTTTGAACTTAGGTAAGTAATGGCGGACTTTAGACTGAGCACGTAGGTGAGCTAGTTCTTGTACTGACACAAACGATAGAAGCATATCTATGTTCATGATAGCAGTAGCGAAGTTAGTTTTAGGGTCTGCTGAGGTAGTTACCCAACCTTGCAGTGACAATGACTTAAGGATACGGTTAAACACTACAGGGTCACCAAACTTGGTAGCCCATAATGGTAACGAAATCGTACCCTTGTCGCCTTTATGCATGTAGTTACGCCATAATGCGTTCCACATATTGTCAGCTACAGTCATAGCCTCAACCCCATATTTTTCGACAAATGCGTCGAACTTAGGGAAAGGTAAGTAACCAGAAAGAATTTCAGTGCGGATATCAGTTGTCATAAGTAACTCCCGTAATATGACGATATAAAAAAGGTTGGCTATTTAAGGCTAGCCACACCTGATACGTTACAAGACAAGGTACTCTTGATTGTCTCCTTCATTAGCAACAGTAGATTCATGTTCTACCTGCTCACGAGTAGCACGCAGTTCAGAGGCTTCTTTAGCATATTGCCATGTTGCATCGTTAACCTTAGTCAGATCAAAACTGACACGGAAGAATGCACGCAATAACTCTAGATCCGCACGTAGTCTAGCTAGGTCACAGTCTTTCGCAGGTAAAATGCTTTTGGTGACATCACGGTAACGAGCTAACTCAGGTAGATTATCCGTAATAGAACGGATTAATGTCACAGGTGGATGCCCGAAACAAGCCTCAACACCAGGACGTTCAGCTTGTTTTGTATAAGTAATACCGCGAGCGATACCTACTAGCAAACCAGCTTCTTGACCAAATGCATACAAGCGGTTGTCTTTGAATGATGGGAAATGACGCAATGCAGTCTTCATCATGTCATCTAAGTGCTTGTACTCATTCTCAAGTACTTGACGTTTAGCAAGCTCATTCTGTAGAGCTTCATTAGTCAGGTCGTTAATTTGCGTCTCCAACTGATAGTTGATAGCATAGGCTTCACGCTTAGCATTAGCCTCAGCTTGTAACTGTTCTAATTTAGCTTTCAATAGTACTGTAGTGTTCATATATGATTCTCCGATTGATTTAAAAATGATGGCAAATAGCCTAGGCAATTACTGCAATGGGCTTACAGTAGCCGCATTTAAGTAGTTGATAGCGTTAATAAGAATGCGAGAATGAGTATCTCGTTGTAAGTTATATACAGCTAACTTCTTGCCTTGCAGTAACTTAACAGATTGTGCAAAGGCAGGGTTCTGCATCTGTTGCCATAACCAACGACGATAGTCGTTATCGGATAAGCTTTCTATCGGACAGAAAGGACTTCCTTTGCCGATATAGACGTTATGCTTATTACGACGAAGGGTTAATGTAGTAGCTATCATATGATGTCTCCAATATGTACCACTTGTGGTACTACTCTACAAGTTATGAACCTGTAAAGTAGACGTAAAGTGTACGGGTGTGTATGCAATTAAGCTCTAAAACCTTGATAGGCTAGAGCTAGAAATGTAGTAAGTTGCATTGTTAAAATTAACGAATACAACAAGTTATCAATTGTCATGCCTGTCATCACATACCCTCTCCATCAACATAAACATTGCAATTTGGTGGAGTAAGATCTAACAAGCTAGTAAGCTCACCGTTAGGTAAAAGAACCAAGTCATACAACGACATCAGGTTCTCAGCTAGTATCTCTAACTCTGATGAGTTAGGTGTAATCACCTGTAACACTCTCATATACTCAACCATTAGTTGAGGGAAGCAAATGAGGTCTTCTAATGACATAGACAATGTAGTTGCAGATGATGACGGTACAGCAAAAAGTGTTGTGTCCATTGGGTACTCCGTAAGAACAGCAGGGCAAGATTGCCCAAATCATGGATTGATCAAAGGCTTGCAATTAGCAACCTTTCATTTTACTACCTAAGAAATCCAACATCTCGATGTAGTGTGAAAAGAATTCTTTGGTTGGTATTACGTTAGACACAACCATTAGGTTATGCACACGAATAGCTTCACTGAATGTATCAGAGTACCTATCAAGATACCCTACTAACCTCTTAAGTCTAGTTTCATTCCAGCTACTGTTTGTAGTTTCTTTGACACATCGTAGGTCAAGCTCTACTGAGTGACTAAACCCTAATTGGGCTAGTTTATCAGGGCAAGAGTTACTGATGTGTACTTCATCAAAGGAGCCTAACTCCTTAGAGAAGTGTTCTTGGTTATATCCTGAAAGAATATCTGTACTGATGAAGTACTGTAAACCACTTGATGTAAACACTTTGTATTTCATATAACCTCCTAGGTTACTTTAAGAATTGAGAAAAGGTTTGTTTATCTGTTGTGGATTTAAATTGGTACCACAGCTATACCAAAGCATAGGATGTACAAGGCATACGGTAGTAGCATTTAGCTGAGTAGACAGTCTATCGGATGGTGTGGATGCCAACCTTCGACTTGCTAAGGGAGTAGAACAGTCTATCGAAGGAGTGTGGAGAAAGCCAAGCACTCGGTAATACGCTAGTTCGATTAGTACGGACTGAATGGTTGGATGCTGATTGAGATGTTAGTACCTGTCTTCTGTGTGGAAAAATTAACTACCTACCTAACGCTAATGGTTGAGTAGGTATTCTTACTAGTGTCAGTAAAGGTAGCTGAGTAACGTGTGGAAGAAAAAATAAAACCCTACCCGAAGGTAAGGTGTTGTTAGCAGTTTATAGACTTGCTTAGGTCTTAAGATTTATGCAGGGTAAGGTATTAATCGTATTTTTAATAAAGGTATAGATATATCTACTGTACCCTTGCTATACTTCACGCGATATACAACCTTCTTATTGGTTGTATACAACAAACGAGTCCTTAGGTACTCGTCTGACCTCCAATCAAACAGCGACCAGTCGTCTTTAACCTCACAGGGAAGCATTAGCTCCCCTGAAGCTAATTGGTATAACCAAGAGTCATTTAGTACATGTTTAGCCTATTGGGCTACTTGATTTTGAGTGAACATTTCTGCTCTCCAACTATTACCACTCTTTAATATAGGTGAGTGGCTTACCCTAATTCTTGTGCAGTTTAACGTCATGCACAGGACGATGGGTTATGGTGCTGGTGTATCTGTCTTAACACTGACTAAGCTCTCTGCATCATCAGAGAGTTTGGTAAGAACCCTATTAAGCACAGCCTCGTACTTAACAGGATCCTTGATAGACAGAAGCACTAATGCCTCCTTTGAGCCTGCTGTTAGCAAACCGGCCTCAACCAGCTTGTCTAACAGGGTACCTGAACGAGCGGAAACAGCAGCCTCAACTGCCATCTCCGATCCCTCGATAGCCGCGTCAGCCAAACGACCAACAGCATACGAGGATTTACCAATGACTGTCAGCACTTCACCGAGTGCTGAAAATATACCGTACTTTTGTTTGTTCATACATTACTCCATTACGAACAATTTACTGTGCCTTTAAATGGGTGGCACAGTTAGACCCGAAAACATGGGTTGGTTAGGGCGCTTAGAAGAGAGTGATTAGACCCTCCTCAACCGCAAAATTACGAAGACCACGCTCTCTTAAGTGTCTTACCATCTCCGCAATGGTAGGATCAGATAAATAAGAATGATGCCACAGACGGCTTTGCGCAAGCTCATTCTCAGTACGATTGTTCAAGGTCTTCACAGAAAACCCTGAAAACACATTGTGACTAAAACCACGACAGCCATCACTGACGCTCCAGCCTTTGACGTAGCCATCTTTGTTGACGGTGCCTGTAGTGTACGTACCACATGTATGAGTACCATTAGAAAATTGTGTGTTCATCATGATATAACTCCTTAACAAGAATGAACAATTGCTGTGATTTTAAATGGGTATCACAGCTGACCCAAACATGGTCTGGTCAGAGCTTACCGGAATGACCGGCGTAACTCTGCATCAGAACGTTTATTACCACGCACCGTACTCGGTGCGGTTTTATAAGTTAGAGTCTGTTTAGTGTTACGGATAGTAACGTCATCAGACATAACACAGTCAAACACGACTGTGTCATTGACAGAGCGGTAAGAGGATACGAATCTGTCCCTATCACTAAGGGTGTTGCGCATTGCCATGATGGTGTCCTCCTTGGACATTAACAGTACCGAAGTTGATACCGCAGCATAGACTGGTCAGAGCATACAGACAGTACGAGACGGCTACTGCTATGACTGGGTGTGGAAAAAAGGGACTCTGGGATGGTTACTATAGGGGGGGATGGTGTCGGATAAGGGCGAGAGCGGATAGAAATGAAATCCTACCTAGTGAAAAAATGCTACACATGAGACCCTCCCCTCCTGTATAATATAAGCATAACCTAGGAGGGTGACATGAAGATTAAATTTGAACAAAGTAATTACTATGACTACAATGGTGTGCAAGGTTATGCTTTTACTAGTAATAGACTGGTATTAGAAAATGGGTTATTGGTAACTAGGTATGTAAGTAAATATATACCAGATGATATTATTGATCCCATAGCCAAGAATTACGGATATAAAAGTGTAAGGGTAAATGGTACATCCATACTACTTCATAGGTTGGTAGCTACTCATTTCGTACCTAAGGATGACCCTAGTTATGATGTAGTAGATCATATAAATGAAAACAAACTAGATAACAGAAAAGAAAACCTACGATGGTGTACCCAAGGTATGAATGCTACGTACATACATAATCGAGATAATAAAGATCTACAATTAATAAAAGAGGAAAGAATAAGAAACCAAGAAATACTAAACGTATTAGAAAGTATTCGAGATGACATAGAACAAGAAACCGCAGAACTTAATAAGATTACCTACATACTGGAAGGGATGTACAATGATCTGATGAGTGATATGGATACTAGATTTGCTAAGCAGTATAGTGAAGTCAAAGAGCTTATTGATACCCTACCATCTCACTCTAGAAGAGCACAAACTAAAAAGCTTGATAATAAAAACATTACTAAAGATGGAGTAGCTATCAATATAGCCAAACTACTAGAATCTCCTATACTAGTAAACGGTATTAAGTATCCATCCGTAAGAGCTGCATCAAGGTATATCCTAGAACAAGAGACGTTAGCAGGGAATACTAGAACCTTAGGTACAGTAAGAAAAGAGGTTAAACGTATAGCAGTAGGTGAGTGCGCATCAAGAAATATGTATGGTAAGTATTTGGTTGAGAGATGCAAATGAACTCATACCAAATATAAAAATTCTCCCGTATGAAATTTTTAAGTCGTTGATTTATAACATAATGTAAACCCCTAAGCTTAGCTACCTGCCCGCGGAGTAATACACCCACTACCAAGGTTTACCACTATAATATATAGATACAATATGGCAGGAATGGCCAAGAGCGGAATCCCCTAAGTTGAGGGGATTTATTTCCTGCTATTGGTTATACATCAATAGGTTATAGTGATTCGCTCTGCCCTGTTGACAATTCCCTAAGAAATGACTACAATCCCCTAAGGTAATAGGAGACTTTGTATGGTAGTAGAAGTGAAGAGAGTGGTTGATATGGAGTTACATCCGTTGACGGCTACACATCCCGTGATGAATAATGAGCAGTATGAAGCGTTCAAGTTAGATGTAGCGACTAATGGGCAGTTGCAACCAGTGTTGGTGTATAGGGGTAAGATTGTAGATGGTAGACATAGGTTGAGAGCATTGAAGGAGCTAGGGATAGATAAGATAACTACTAGTAATCTGAATAATAACCTGAAGATAGCTGAGGTTAAGACTAAGGTTATGTCTACTGAGAGAAGAAGACACCAATCACCTACACAACTAGCTGTAAGAGGATATAGATTGTACCGTGATGGGATGAAGCAACCTGAGGCTGTACTAGCTACTGGATGTTCACTGACTAACCTGCAACATGTAGTTTCCTTAGAGAAGCTAGGTAGATTAGATATCATTGACCTATTGGAGAAGGGTAGCAAGTTTGATATAGGTAGTGGTAGTTACAGGAAGTTCACTGATAGTTTGTTAGGTATTGTACAATGGGTGAAAGCTACCAAACCTAAGGATGAACCAGTTCCAATAGGTAAGGAAGCAGATGAATGGGTAGCTCCTGAGGTGGATAGGTTGAAGGTCAATGCAGTAGCTACTCTAGTTAATGGTTGGAGTACAGCAGAGTTACAAGCTCTACTAGATATAATAGTGGAGAGAAGTAGCTATGAAACTGAACCTAAAGATTAACACCTCGGATGTAGGTAGTGATAATGGTATAGTGTATGTGCTACAGATAAAGCTAGAGGATAGGTTATTAGTTAAGATAGGAATAACTAGTAGAAGTAAAGTAGAGCAAAGGGTTAGTGAGATACTAATAGGTATATGGAAAAAGTACCGAGTATTCCCCGAATGCTATGTGAAAAGATTCAAGACAACTACTGATATAGCTAAGAAAGAACAGTTCCTACATGAGTACTTCCATAGGTACCGATATGAAACTCAATATGAATTTGGTGGTCATACTGAGTTCTTCTATTGTCCGTTAGAACAAGTGGTAGAAGTGTACGATCAACTACTAGCAGGTGAACCAATCTCCATAGATCAGACAGCAATCGAAGACATGCCGCACAGGAAGGTAATAAATAGTGAAGATAACGATAAGCTATGATACTAGTAGTGTAGATGACCTACTTCTAAAGACTGAACTAGAATTAGAAGAGGTGAAGTTCGATCTAGGTATGCCTGAGTGGTACTGGGATAGAGGTAAGTGGAATGAGCTGAGAATACAGAAGGTTGCACTAGGTAAGAAGGTAGCAGCATATTTACAAATGTCGGATAGTTGTAGTACTATATAAGAATAGCGTACAACATGTTGGTAAAAATGTGTTGTAAATCAATAGATAATTAAATGAACAAAGTACAGTAAGGTAAACTATGGCAAATATAGTTACGATGGAACTAATGCAGAAAGCACTTCCGTCAAGAAAAAATGCGATAACAGAAGAAGTCATTGAGCTTATCAATGCATCACAGAACGAGGCAGAGTTCCAAGGTGAGACGCTACTGCAGTCGCTGACTACATATGAGTCTGTGATGACAAAGCATAAGGCATCTATCTCTGACTATGTGAATGCAGTTAGATTCTGTGCATATATGGTATCACTAGACGATAACTACACTGAAGCATACAAGAAAACGTTCATTCATAGAGAGTTTGTACAGCAGAGGATGACGTTGGATACTACTGCCATAGGGTACTCAGAGTTAACTAGTGCTGCTAGTAGATATAGGAGAAGTAAACTAGTAGTAGACATTCTTACGCTGAGTCAGATTCCACTAGATATGATGTTCACCGGTGCTAGATACAAGGCGATTGGGATACTAGCTACACTTATGCAGACAGCTAAGCAGGATAGAGACAAGATTAATGCTGCTAAAGAGTTACTGGCTGCAACTAAAGGACCAGAGAATATGAAGATTGAACTAGGTATTGGGTTAGGTTCAGAAGCTATGAGTATGCAAGAGAAACTGAATGAGCAGTTAGCTCAGTTGGCGGTTAATCAGAAGCGGTTACTGGAAGGTGGGTATGACATTAGGGATGTACAGAAGACTGGTATTAGTTTGAATATAGTGGAGGGTGACTACAGTGAAGCGTGAGAGATTTGATATTGACTATGCACTAGATAATGTAGATTTGACGTTTAGTAACTATACACCGTCTACTGATGCACTAGAGTTCTTTAACTTGATTAGGGTGTTCTATGGAGAGGACTTCGAAGTACCCAACCCTAAGTTCCATTACTTCATCATAGATATGCTGTATGGTAACCTAACTAAAGAACAGTTCCCGTACCCGAAAGATATACAAGACTTGATTACGATTAACCCAAGGCAGGTAGGTATTATCTCTACACGCGGTTCCGCTAAATCTACTATTACTACGTTGTTCTACCCGATTGTGGCTGCTATAAGAGGTAGTCTTCCAGCTACTGGTCCACTTAGTCATATTCTGATTCTATCAGATAGTCAACAAGGTGGTGCTAGGGATCAGGCTAAGTTGATGGGTGGTGTGCTGGAGAAGAGTCTGTTTGCTAAGCAGTGGTTCGAGACGATTAGGAGTACAGAGAGTGAAGTGGAACTGGTTAGGAAGGGTACTGAGCCTATTGAGAAGAGGCACATGCTTATCAAGTTCAAGGGTGTGCAGGGTGGTGGTATTCGTTCAGGTTCACGAAACCCGGTGACTAGTGACCGCTATGGATTGATTATCGGTGATGATACGATTAAGAACGAGGCTGATGCTTACTCTGATACTATCATGCATAACGTGATAACTGCTCTAACTAGTGATGCTAAGAATGCCATGAGAGCTAAGAATACACAGTTCGTACTAGTTAACACACCATTCCATAAGAGAGATCCTGTATATATGATGGTAGAGAGTGGCGGTTTTACACCGCTGGTTACACCGATATGCAAAGAGATATATGAAGGTATGCATAAGGAAAACTTCGTAGGTTTGTGGCCTGATATGCATGACTACACCAGTGTTATGGATAGGTACCTAGATGCTGTGGCTACAGGTTCTACTAGGTCGTTTAACCAGGAGTTGATGCTTAGGGTTAGTAATGAGGAGGACAGATTAGTTCCTGATAACTTGATTCAGTGGTATGACAGGAAACTACTGTTACCAAATTTAGGTGGATATAGCTTGTATATTACTACTGACTTAACTACTACCAGTGCTGCTAGCAGTGACTTCTGCGGGATAGGTGTATGGGCTGTTAGTAGCAACTGGGATTACTATCTACTAGATTTAGTACTACAGAAGATGGATATCGATGATCAACACAATTCGTTGTTTAGGTTGGTTATGTCGTGGGGCAAAGGTGGTAGAGTAGTTGAAACAGGTATTGAGGTAGATGGTCAGCAGCTGCTGCATATGCACGCCCTGAAGCAGAAGATGATGGTTACTAATAGGTACTTCACATTCGCAAGGCAGAAGGGTGCTACAGGCAGTAAGGAGGGTATCAGGAGTAGGAATGCTGGTAGTAAACATGAGAGGTTCAGGTATATGGTACCACAGTTCCAGAATGGTAAGATATATTTCCCTAATGAGCTGAAAGACTCACCTGATATGAAGGAAGCACTAAAGCAATTGAGAGGTGCTACACATACAGGGTTCAGTGATCATGATGACTTCTGTGATGTGGTTAGTCAATTAGGTCTTATAGATATTATAGCTGGTAGTGGTGAAATACAATATGAAGGTCATAGTGTAGTGGATGAGGATGGTATGATCTGGACTGGTGATCTAGATGATAAAGAAACTAGTAAACCCGGTAGTACGGTATTCTAGTTTGTGTTATACTATGATAGGTTGTGGTAGGTCAAAGTATAAGGATAGCTATGAAAGTAATAGACTTCATAAAAGATATAGCAAATAGTGATTTAAGACAGATCACTTTGCGGGATGTCGGTACAGGCTTACCTACTGATACCGAAGAACAGAATGAGAATATGAGTACTATGATTAGCTTTGTTAATCAAGGACTAGTATCATTATACAAAAAGTTTCCCTTGCAGGTAGATACATATGAAGCTGATGTAGAGCCTTATGATACGTACACTGAAAGTATGATGGAATCGGCACAGATTAAACTACCTGATACAGCGTTATCAGTTGTAGGTGTTACTACCGATAAGTACCTCGATATACCAGTAGATGATAAGAATATTGAGTTCCTATTCTCACAGAATAGCTATAATAAATTGTTTTTGAGGACTATTGCCTATAACACGTTTGTAGTAAGTGGTAAGAATGAGGATAAGGTAGTATCTATTTATATTAATTACACTACATCTCCTAAGAGTGTAGGGTTGGAAGATAATATCCCTCTGAATGTGATGTTCCTAGAAGCATTACGGATGTATGTAGCATATAGGGGATATTCTTCTATTCGTAGCGTTACTCCGGTAGGTGATGAGGGTGTTGGGTACTTAAAGAAGTATGAAGCATTATGCATAGAGTTGGAGAGTATAGTAGATACAATGTACAACTACGATAGTTTTGATGTATACAGACTATGGACTAAAGGATTTGTATGAATTATGGTGCGCTTAACACTGGTACATTAAATGGTACTAGCAGTACCGATGAAGATGCTACACTACTTGATGGGGTCATTTCTGACTATGTGTTTAAAGCTGATGGTATCTTCAGTAATATTCTAGTTGGTGGAGTCGACGCTAGTTGGACGCTTAAGGCTAATTGCGCATTTAGTGATGTGCTATCTGATGGAGTTATTTCCAGCTGGACTCTTAAAGCTAATAATATCCTCAGTGATGTTCTATCTGGAGGGTTAGCTAGAACATTCGGTATTGGTAGTAAGTATATTATAAGTTGCGTTGTTAATGGTGGTATTTCACAGTCGGAAACCTTATATGCTGGACTATCTAGGACTCTTGTTGGCGGTGTTGCTTATGATTGGGCGCTCCCACATAATGATCTATTAGGTTATTACGGTGCGCTTAATACCTGTATAGTTAACTACGGTACGTTAAATGGTACTAGTAATACTGGTGAAGATATTACGTTACTTATAGGCTGCGTTGTTAATGGTGGTATTTCACAGTCGGAAACCTTATCGGCAGGACTATCACTGACTTTCGTTGGTGGAATTACCTCTACTTGGAGGTTAACTGATACAGATATATCTTCATATTATGGAGATATGTTACATAATACGTGGCAATTAGCAATAGAATCTGCTACACTTATCTTAGAAATAAACACGCCTATAGGAGATTCATAAATGTCTAGTTTTGTTTCACAGGAACTTCGTGATGGTACACTTAAAGCTTACTTTAAGGGTACTGCAGCACCTACTCAGTTGTTTTTGCGCTTATACACAGATAATGCTAATATCGTAGAAGCAACTGCACTCACTGATATTGCATCGTTAGAACAAGCTGGTTCTGGGTATGCAGCTAAAACACTAACCGCTGCTAACTGGACAGTACAAGCTGGTACTGGTGGCTGGCAAGTTATTCTTGCTAACCAGACGTGGACAACCACAGCAGATAATTGGGGAACATTACGATGGGCTGTTCTAACTACTACAGCAGACAACACAGGTAGCATCCTGTTAGTAAAAGATTATGGTACTGGTAAAACAGTAACAGGTGTTGGTGCTAGTGTAACAATTTCACAGCTGTACTATCAGATCAATGACTAACTATGATAGTAGAAGCTATTTACCAAGGTCGTGATAATACTTTCTCTCTACGCCTGACTCGTGGTGGCGTAGCAGAGAGTTTAATGGCAGTTAATCAATATGCATTTGTCATTGAGGGTTTACGTACTATTACTGATCAGTCCCTATTTGTCGAGAAACAAGATGGCATTGTGGAAATTAGTATCGGCATGACCTTTGCTCCTACAGAGGTAGGCAGTTATAAATGTCATTTAGTGACATTCGACCCGATCAACCAAGATGGCGTTAGATGGCCAGATATGAAATTAAAGGTTAAAGCATGAGTACCAAGTTTATTAACAACTATGCAACTACACTGGTTAACGCTGTATCCACAACAGATACTACATTTGTTTTAGGCACCGATCTACCGGCACTAACTGCACCAGACTATTTTTTACTTACCTTATTTAATAAATCAGGTGCTACTGAAAGTGGTTGGGAAATTGTAAAAGTCACTAGCACAGGGACTAGTGGTGGTACAACAGTAACTGTAGTACGCGCACAAGAAGGTACTACTGCTGGATCATTTGCTGCTGGTAATCGCGTAGAGATGCGTCTAACGGCTGGAGCAATGACTAGCGTACAGACACAGTTGGATGCAAAAGCCCCCCTAGCATCACCGATACTGACTGGCACGCCTACTGCACCAACCGCCTCAGCAGGTACGAACACTACCCAGTTAGCCACAACTGCGTTTGTTGTAGGAGAGAAAGGTGGTCGAAGAAATTATCTGATCAACGGTAATTTCGATAAGTGGGATTACGGTACAAGTCAGATTACAAGCGGGTATGGGTCTGATAGTAGGTGGAGTAATTTTTCCCAGGGCTCAACTAAAACACATTCACAAGTGGTGTGCGGAGATACAGAAAGAGCACTATTTAATGCAACGTATTTTAGCAGAACCGTCGTCAATAGCGTGGCTGGTGCTAGTAACTATGTTTTTAAGTGGCAGCCAATTGAGAATGTCGCTTTGCTATCTGGAAAACAAGTAACTTTATCATTCTGGGCTAAAGCAGATGCTAATAAAAATATTGCGATTGAGTTTTGGCAACAGCCCGGCTCTGGCGGAAGCCCTAGTGCGACCGTGTATTCTATCGAAGCACAACAAGTACCACTAACTACAACTTGGCAAAAGAAAGTAATTACCCTTACTATGCCCTCTATTATTGGAAGAACACTTGGAACAGATGGCCCACAAACTTCATCTACTGTCTTAGCCTTTTGGTTTGATGCTGGTAGTGACATTAATGGAGATACTGCTGGCTTAGGCCAACAATCAGGTACATTTGATATTGCTCAAGTAAAACTCGAAGACGGTCCAATTGCTACCAACGGCTGGCATCCTTATGACGGTGAGTTCGGTGGAGAAATTGAGGCTTGCGCGAGATACTATGAAAGCGGATCTATTAGATGGTGGGGTGTCGCCTCAGCTCAAAATGACCCCATGCCTGCTTCTTATTTCTTTCTAACAAGAAAAAGAATTCCGCCGTCTGTAAGTTCTACTCTTGGAAGTGATTCACATAATGTGTCTTCTGGATCAGGTATTGTCGATTTAATATCTACTAATGCTGTATCTGCATATGTTCAATCTAGTGGATCTGGTCAGTGCTATTTTACAATAAACTGGACTGCATCAGCAGAACTATAAAAAAAAAAAGAGGGAGATTAAACAATGTTAAGTACAATTGAAATCATATCAGTTAAAACCCAACCTAAGGGTTGGGTTCTGAATGGAAGCATGTTAGTTCCTGATGCTCCAGGTAATAGTGAAAGAGAAGCTATTCTAGCTTGGATTGCGGATGGTAATACTCCGTTTCCATTAGATGCTCCCACTCAGGAGCAACTTACCCAGCAATCTAAAATAGTTGTTTACTCTTTACTTGATCAGACAGCACAGCAGCATGACTATCGCAACTTTTCAGAAGTAGTACAGTTTTTGAATAACGGTACGTGGAAGGCAGAAGCTGAATCCCTTATTATGTGGCAAGATGCTGTATGGGTTAAAGCCTACGAATTGTTGAAATCACCTGTTACAAGTGTAGATGATTTTGTGACGCAGTTGCCAAAGTACGACCCATATAGCAAACAGTATGTAAGTAGCATCACCCCTCGTCAAGTTCGCCTACAACTCACAGCAATTGGTATGCGCCAGGCTGTAGAGGATTATGTATCTGCGTGTACCCAAGACGTTAAGGACTGGTGGGAGTTCAGTACATCAATCGAACGTACTTCACCACTACTAATCGCTGCAGCTACTCAACTAGGATTGTCTGGTAATCAGTTAGATCAGTTCTTTATTGACGCTGGTAAGCTATGAATAGATTAGCTCTTATTGCCTTACTCCCACTGCTTCTACTGGCAGTGGCTTGGTGGGCTGTTAAATATACGTGGGCTGCTGTATTTTCACCAAACCACGCATGGACATTAGCAGTATCAGCAGACCAGTTAGCTAATGCCGCATTTAATGGCAATCCAGATGAAACTATATCTAGCCGCGCATACCGCCATAGTCAAGATAATATAGATCGTGAATGTTGGGCTGTGTGGCTATGTAAGTTGTTGAACAAGGTGGAAAAAGACCACTGCAAGAAGAGTGAAGGTGTATAACTAATATGAATTATTTGCAGAAGACGGGAAAATAAATGGATGATATAACTCAGCGTGTCATGCGCTTAGAGAATGATTTTGCGCATCTTGATAAAACCTTATCAAAGCTCGATACGACGATGGAAAAACAGGTACAAAGCAACTTGACACTATCACATAGTATTGCTGAGCTCACCAGAGAAATATCACGGAATAGCACGGAAAATGAACAAACATTCAGCCGTGTCAATAAAAAGATCGATACGATGGACACAGTGATAAACAGCTTACGTGATGACTATCGAGAGACAAAAACACGCCTTTATGCGTATGGTGGTGTACTAACGCTTATTGTCGCCCCAGCTATGGCGCTGCTGGTTAAACACCTTTAACTTAAACACAAGGAAACACACAGATGAAACACTTTGATAAACGCTTATTTTGGTTATTTGTTCCAGCTATTATCTTCCTTTATGCCGTTAACGCCAGCTTGTTATTGGAATTTGTTAGCGTTCTGTCGCTAGGTATGTTGGTTGCTGGATTGACGCATATTATCCGCAAAATCTTATTGCCTTACATCGATATGGGCGATGTGGCAGAACAAGCATCCCTATCATCGACAGGTAGCGGATTAGTCTTTTTAGGCGCGTCGTTGATGGTAGCCGCTTTTGCGATAATGATTAGTATGCTTATGACAGCAGGGCACTGATATGGATGCCTTGCCAGTCAATGCGCTTACATACTTGCCAGTTCTTAAACAAGAACAGGTTAGCTACTGGCATGAACACTATAATCCTAGCCTATTAGCAGGGCAGGTTGAGCAAGAAAGTTGTACCTCGCTTAAATCCCCCAAATGCTGGTCGCCAAATGCGGAGCTTAGGACTGCCAGAGAATGGGGAGTAGGCTTAAGCCAATTCACCAAGACACAATCTTTTGATGCTATTGAGGAGATCAAAACCAAACACCCAGAAATTAACTGGGGAAACTGGTCATTTGATCATCCCTATCAAGCTAATTATCAGCTGCGTGGATTGGTCGTCTACATGCGAGATTTAAGTAGTGAGGTCAAAGGCGCTGCAACACCAGATGATAATTACCGTATGGCGTTATCTGCTTATAATGGCGGCATTGGTGGGCTACGTAAAGAACGCTTAAAATGCAGCATGTCACCAAACTGCAACCCCAATATATGGTTTGGTAATGTAGAGTTAAGCAGTATTAAAAGCCACAAACCATTTAAGGGATACGGCCAAAGTCCATATGATATTAATCGTGGTTACATTGGATTAGTATATAGTCGTGCTAATAAATATGAAGGGCGATATTGATGTGGTTTTACCAAATGATTACAGCAGCGGCTATCAGTTTCTTTGCTGGATGGTATGTAAATGGATTAAAGCTTAACGCTGAAATTGCACAACTTCATACTACTTGGAATGAAGCCTACAGCAATCAAGTTAAAGCGACGCTAGACAAAGAGCACAATGTTAACCAGTTAAACACTACGATAGAGGTGAATAATGCTATCAAAGCAAGAGCAATCGATGATGCACATGCTGAAAATATCAAGCTTGCTGCTGATGTTAAGCGGTTGCAGCACGCAGCCAGTGGCAG